TTTATCGTAACTCATAACTCGGCGCTATTAGCATGGTGTGGTTGGTGGTTTCTCTGTACTCAAGGCGAAAAAGGAAACCATCCTAAGGGCGCTGTGATCTCAATGACCTGGGATAACTTAAAAGATAATCTGTGGGCTGAGATGAGTAAGTGGCAACAGGTATCGCCATTGTGTGAGCTGTTGTTTCACTGGACTCAGACAAGGATATTTGCCAAAGATCATCCTGAGACTTGGTTTTTATCGGCGCGTTCTTTTAATAAGTCGGCCAATGCTGAGGAGCAAGGCCGAACACTGTCAGGTGTTCACAGTAAGTATGTTTTATTTTTGATAGATGAGTCCGGTGATATTCCTGTGACTGTTTTAAAGTCTATTGAGCAAGCCCTTGGTACCTCGGATATGGAATTTGCCAGGGTTATTCAGGCGGGAAACCCAACATCTCATGATGGAATGCTGTATGCAGCTCAATCTATTATGGCTGATAAATGGCACGTAATTAAAATCACAGGAGATCCTGAAGATCCAGACAGATCTCCTCGTATTAATATCGAGTGGGCTCAGGATCAAATTGATTTGTATGGGCGTGATGATCCATGGGTGATGAGCTTTATCCTGGGGCAGTTTCCAGCGACTGCGATTAATAGCCTGCTGAGTGTTACTGAGGTTGACGCTGCGATGTCTAGGCATTTACGAGGGCCAGAGTATGAGTTTGCACAAAAGCGTTTAGGTGTTGATGTGGCGCGATTTGGGATGGACTCTAATGTCATATTTCCTCGGCAGGGTTTAAGGGGATTTAAGTTTGTTGAGATCAGGAATGCCAGATCTCACGATATTGCCGCAAGGATAATGAACGCTAAGGTTAAGTGGGGCAGTGAGATTGAATTAATTGATGGCACTGGCGGTTATGGATCTGGAGTGGTTGATAGTTTAATCCAGGCTGGACAAACGCCTTATGAAATTCAGTTCGCAGGCAAGGCCACCAACCCAAGGTATTTCAATAAGCGTGCAGAGATGTGGTTTGAGATGGCCGAATGGGTTAAGCGTGGCGGTGTGTTACCTAAAGATATGAGTTTGAAAAAGGAGCTCACCGCGCCAACGTATTCATTTAGGGCTGGTAAATTCATTTTAGAATCAAAAGAGCAGATTAAAAAACGTCTTGGATTCTCTCCTGATAAAGCTGACGCGCTATGTCTAACGTTTGCTCTGCCAGATATGCCAGGCCAAGATTCGCCAGAGCGTCTGTTTAACAAGTCTGGGTTTAAGTCTGATTATGATCCATTAAGAGATGCGTAGCTAAGCTGTTGCGTTTACTGCCACTCTTGCAAAACATTTAATTGTTGCCGATAGTAAAGCGTTAGCCAATGGAGGGGATTTGAATTACGAAATACGTGCAGCAAAGCATGAGGACCTGCCTGGGATTTTAGCTGAGCTAAAAGAGTTTGCAAAGTTCTATAATTCAAAGACTAGTTTATTTGGTGATGAGGATCATGCGAAAAAGTTTATTTCTAAAGTTATTGATGATCACTTTTTTATTGTTGCAGTTTCTCCTGATGATAATGGGATTTTGGGTTTCATATCTGGGATGATTTTTCCTCACATTTATAATCCTGCGATCATGACTTTGGTAGAATCTTTTTGGTGGGTTAAGCCTGATTTTCGCACTGGAAAGATTGGCAAACATTTACTTGATGAGTTTGTTGAGTATGGCAAAGCTAATGCTGACTGGATAATAACGACCTTAGAGGATGAGAGCCCTGTTAATGACAGCGTATTTTTAAACCGTGGGTTTAAGAATAAAGAGCGCAATTTCATTCTGGAGGTTAATTGATGGCTCTTGATTATTTTGATAAGAAAAAAGATGAGCAAGAGCTGCGTGATAAAAAGAAAAAAGATCGTGCAGCAGCAGCTGCCGCTTCACGTGCGGCGGTCATTGCTGGCAGAATAAAAGACGTTGCAGGCACAGGCATGACTGGTAAACTTGGCGCGACTTCTCCAGCATTTGCAGCGTCAAGCCGCGATCCTATAAGCAAGAAAAAAGTATCGACAGGAGCAGGTGGTGTTAATCAGAAATCAGCTGAATCACCTGCAGCTAGAGTGCAAGCTCGCACAGGGCCAGCAAAGAAAAGAACAAAAAATCGTCAAACAATTTTAGGCAGCCAAGGGGATAACTCTGGTGTGTTTAAAACTATATTAGGGGCATGATATGGGCGCAATAACCACGGCAATAATAGCAGGCGGCTTGCTGGCGTATACGGCAAAAGAAAAAGATACTGCACTGAAAAATCAAAAGACAAAAGAAAAAGAAATGAAGGCAGCAGAGACTGCCCAGAAAAATGAGCTTGAAACAAAAGAGAAGGATGCAGCCACCGTAAAGGAGGCAGTTTCCGCTAGGGATAAGGCTTTGAGGCGTCAGCGCTCAAGAGGCACAGGCACTGGAAGGCGTGGAACTATTTTATCTAGCCCACTCGGTGGTGCCAGCTCAGGCGCTACTAGAACAGTGTTAGGATCTTAAATGGCATTAACGGGAACTACAGATGGCAGGGCGATTTATAGTAAACGCCAAAAGTATGAGCGTTTAAGAGCTCAGCTAGAGAATGAGCGCTCAACATTTAAATCTCAATGGCGTGAATTAAATGATTACGTCTTACCTCGCAGAGCAAGGTTTTTTGTTTCTGATTCTAATAAAGGTGACAGGCGAAACTTAAAGATAATCGACTCAACAGCCACGTTATCGGCCAGGACTTTACGCTCAGGAATGATGGGCGGTATAACATCTCCGGCGCGGCCTTGGTTTAGATTAACAATTCCAGATGCAGATATGTCAGAATCTGGACCTGTAAAAGAATGGCTCCATGAAATCACAACCCGCATGACCACGGTTTTTTTAAGATCAAATCTCTATAATGTGTTGCCGATTATCTATGGTGATATTGGAATATTTGGCACAGCGGCTCTGTTTCATGAGGAAGATTTCGACAATGTAATGCGATTTTATTCATTTCCAATTGGCTCATATATGATTGCCAATAATGATAAGCTGCAGGTTGATGTTTTTATTCGTGATTTTAGAATGACCGTCAGGCAGATAGTTAATAAATTTGGCGTGTCTGCTGAAAATCCTACTAAGGTCGATTGGACCAACATCTCAAGTAAAGTTAAATCATTATGGGACTCGAATAATCCTGAGGCATGGATTGATCTGTGTCATGTGGTAGCTCCTAATGATGAGTGGGATCCAAACAAGTTAGAATCAAAATATAAAAAATATGTCTCAGTCTATTATGAAAAGGGATATTCTGGAAACGCATCTCAAGGGTCATACCTCTCAGGACCTGAGCCTCATAAGTTTCTAAGTGAAAAGGGTTATGATTATTTTCCTGTGCTCTGCCCTCGTTGGGAGGTTACTGGTGAGGATGTTTATGGGACTGACTGCCCTGGGATGACGGCAATTGGTGATGTTAAGCAGCTCCAGACTGGAGAGAAAAGAGCTTTGCAGGCTGTTGAGAAAATGATTAACCCGCCAATGATCGGGCCTGAGTCTTTGAGAAATAAAAAGGCCTCGGTGTTACCAGGTGACATTACTTATCTAGATGTAAGAGAAGGTATGCAAGGGTTTAGATCAGCTCATGATATCAATTTCAATCTAGGTGCACTCGAGGAAAAGCAGCAACAGGTAAGGCAGAGAATCTCAAGATCATTTTTTGAGGATCTGTTTTTGATGTTGGCTAATACAGATAGGCGTCAGATCACAGCTCGAGAGATTGATGAGCGTCATGAGGAGAAAATGCTGGCGTTAGGGCCAGTGCTTGAGCAGCTTAACCAGGATTTGCTAGATCCATTAATAGAAAACACATTCAACATCATGGCTGAGCAGGGTTTGTTGCCTGATGCTCCTGAGGAAATTAGGGGCAATAAGTTAAAGGTCGAATATATTTCTGTGATGGCTCAGGCTCAAAAGCTTGTAGGTCTTGGCGGCATTGAGCGATTTACTAACTACGTTGGTGGCATTGCTCAGGTTGATCCTGGCGTTTTGGACAAGGTTATAACAGATCAATTGGTTGATGTTTATGGAGATCTTACAAGCATACCACCTGGAATTGTTCGCAGTGATGATGATACTGAGGAGCTGCGTGCTCAGCGTGCTCAGGCGCAGGCTCAGGCTCAACAGCAAGAGGCTATGGCACAGGCAGCAGAGACTGCAAAGACCATGAGTGAGACATCTACTGAGGGCGAAAACGCATTGACTGAAGTAGCTGGAGGGTTAGCCCAACAATAATATTAATCACTAACAAATAACATGGAGATAAAAAATGTCATCAGTATTAAATAATTTTGCAGCAGCAGGAAATGGAAGCCCTCTTATCGTGAGAAAAGGCGCATCTTTTGATTACAGCCTTGTCGGCACATTTGTAGGAACTTGGGTTATTCAGAGCAGCGATGACGCTGTAAATTGGTCAGTTGTTGCCACAGGTACGGCTGCAGGAAATGCTCAGGGTTCAGCTGTAGTGGTTGGAGCAGGCGCTAAAAATGGTGCCAATGTTTCAGTTATTGAGAGTGGTGATAAAGGTATGCACATCTCAGTATTTACTTTTTCTAACCTAGCTGTTTCAGTCGTATCTGTAACAACAGGTAATGGCGTAGGCGGGACTAAGTTTTATGATTTCCCTGAGGGTTATATCAGAGTCCTAGGATGCACAGCTGATTTGTCTCTAGACACAGATGTTGATGGTGATTTCACTGATGCCACTGCTGAGGGTGATATAGGAATTGGTACCGTAGCTCCAGCAAACGCTGATGCACTTGGTACGGATGCCACTGACGATAACTTAGCGACTGCCGCCACAATTACAATGAGCGCATATGCAGATGCCTCAGTTGTTTTAGCTCCTGAGGCAGCATTGAACATCGATGGCACAACCACACCGGTTGACGCTTTTGTAAACATCTTAATCGATGCAGCAGATATTGACGATGGCGTGACTACTGATCTTTTTGTTTCAGGTAGCGTGACTCTAGTTTGGTCAATGGTTGGTGATTACTAATGGATAAACCTCTAGTAAAAAATGCGGCAAGCGAAAAGCAGGTCAGGCAGGCTGTCCATAAAGAGGAGTCAAAGCGTGACCGTGAGCTTAATGATGTTCGTTTTATTTTGAGCAGCGCTCAGGGCCGCAGATTTTATTGGAGGCTGTTGTCCTCATCTAGAATGTTTGAGACTTCATTTACTGGTAACTCGACAACATTCTTTAATGAGGGGATGCGTAATGTTGGCCTTATATTTATGGGAGACTTGAGTGAGGCCGACCCTGACGCTTATATTAAAATGATGAAAGAAAACAAAACTAAGGAGAATTAGATTATGGCAGAAGAAATTGCATCACAAACTAACACTGACGATGCGGTAACTGAAGCGGCTCCAGAGATCGGTAAACCTGTTGATGAGGTTAAGGGCGATAAAGGTCCTGAGCCAATTTATAAGGATACAGAAAACGAGGAGGGCGAGAAATCTCCTGAATCTGAGGAGCCAAAAGTAGAGGCAAAAGAGCCTGAGAAAAAATCTGAGGCTGAAGCTGATGACGTTAAGTTGTCAAAGCCTGAGGAGTCATTGCTTAGTGACGCTGATATGGAGAGTATTGAATCTTATGTAAAAGATCAAGGACTCGGTAAAGAGG